AGGTGCTTATGTCGTACTCCATCGCCGCCGCAATCCCCATCGCCAAAAGGTCTGCTTCTACCTGATCGGATGCAGTCCGTACCGCCTCGATCCAATCCCACGCCACCGATATGCTTGCCAGTTCTGCCTGCTCGTCATCGGTTAATGGGCTGATGTTCTGCAAGGTCAAGACGCGCATCGTCATATTGCGCTGCTTCCAATCAGGATACCTTGCAAGAATCAACTCCCCGGCATAAGCCTTCACCCTGCTGATCTTACGGTTGTAGTACGCATCGATTTCTTCCTGTGGTCGCGGTACTGCTGCGCCCCATTGTTGCACGTAGTGATCGCCCTGCTTGAGCGGGTCAGCCTGTACGTTTAGGTGCGAATACTGGCTCTCAGGTGGGTCCGTCTTTACGAGCGGGTAGATACCCATCTCGGAGTTGACGTAGCCTGTCATCACCTTTGGAAACAATACGTTTGAAAACATCCTGCGAACGCTGATCGCCGCAAGCGGGTATTCAATGTTGCCATCTTCTTTTTCTACTACAAATGTACTCATGGCTTAAAACCTGTTTAACTTATTACCACAATCTCGTCGCTTGTGCTATCGAACACAAGCGCCTGCATATCCGTGGTTACGGTCAATCCGTACATTGCGCTTGAGTTAGATGTGTACGTGTAACTACTGGAAAGACTCATGGTGCTTATGTTGCCGGGGGTAGACAGCGAGTATTCCTCTATCCGCTTGGTGGTTCTGTCGTGAACCCAGCAAACAGACAAGTCTGGCTGAAACCAGATACCCCATGCACCTGAGATGGATTGCGTCCTCGTTAGCGTAGCCGTCGTCAAGTCCCCGGCGGTACTCATGGCGTACTCGCCAATTGTACCATTGTACGCAATGTAGAACCCCGTCTCGTCCTCCGGAACCCATATAGCCGAGGATGAGGTAAACCCGTCGCCACCAACAGCAATATGTGAGTCGTATGTTGGCGTTGTCCCGTCGTAGTCAAGCGCAGTTGAGTACACGAACTTTGTAACGTTGTCCGCAGTCCTTGAGAACAGGTAGAACGTTTTCATGTCATCAAGGATCATAAGCCCAGATGGGGTCTCTTGGTTGGCTGACGAGCCGAGTGCTGTCTGCCAGTTGACGGTAGTCTCGTCTTGAACGCCAGACACATCCGTCATGTCGTTTGCTGTGGCAAGATCCCACACCCTTGCCCGGTCCTCACCCTCTACGACCCACAGAAACTTAGACCCGTCTATGGTAACTGCCCCTCCTCGCGGGCTGCCCACGGCAAGACCGGGGTCTTGAATGGAGTCCGTTGTAAGAGCCGTAACGTCGAGGTCTGTTCTCGTGTACACGGCCCCTCCGCTTGGCTTCCTGCGCAACGCAAGCATCTCAGGTGTAAACATCTTACTTACTGTCTAAGGAAGAGACGATTCCATGCCACGTAGTGCCGCCATTGCGGGTGTAGAACACCAGTATATCAACGCCTGCGGCTGTCAGCGTTGGTGCGGTCCCGCCTTCCCAATCTACGGCAGCAGGAAAGGTCAATGTATGCGCTCCACCGTTGGTTAACTCAAGAACAAAACTGGTAGCATCGCCTGATGCGATAGGGTTCGAGAACGTTAGCGTCAGGTTGCCGCCAATGGTTGCCGTGTGAACGTTGCCGTTTTCAAGATCAATAGTCGTGGCTGTCGTGATGCTGCCGTGAGCATAGACCTCCATCGCGTAGTCCTTTACAAGCGGACGAGTCAACAGGTTGTCTTGAAGGTTAGCCTCCGCCGCAAAAGTAAGCGTGTTGTTTGATGTGTCAAACGTTTTGTTTGTTAGCGTCTGCGTGTCGCTCGTCCCAACAATAGCACCCGATGGGGCGGTTACGGCTGACGTTGCGCCACCGCTAATCTTTACGAGTCCATCATAAGCAGACACGTTTGCCTCAAGACCTCCCTGCTCATGCGCTACTGTTCCAGTAATCTTAGATGCAGGCACTTCTGCACCGCTACCCTTGAGCAGGTTGGCAATCTGAACGCCCTCGTCGTTTACCCCATCTGTCACGTATAGACGATCGGTCCCGTCCGGCGCGGTGTTTTCTGCTAAGTCGTGTACTGTTGCCATTGTCTATCCCTTAATAGGTGTTGCCTTTAACCATGAAAGAGCATCGGCGCTGTAAAAGGTGCTGTGTGCGTCTGTTGCCTTTGTGTAGTACCAAGATACTACGCCATCCTCATCTGCGGTGACAATCATATCGACCCAGATGATAGGTCGGTTAAAAAAAGCAACGTTGTTTGTGCCTCTGTATTGCGCGATCTGGACCTGACCTGCGCCCGTCAATGTCTGCACATCAAGCGCAGTTGTATCGCTTTGCGTTCTACGAGCGGCGGCGATATATGCTTTCATGGCGCTGCCTATTTTAACGCCTGCTTGCATATAATCATCGGTGGTATCTACTGCTGTTTTTCGCATACACAAGCAACCTCTGACGTGGTACATGATACCGGCATCTAGAGATAGTTCTTCATGCGTTACAATAGCAGTCCCACTTGCTACGGTACCTGAACCATCCTGCTGATACTTGAGCAGATTGGTGTCGTGGTCAGAGTTAGCAACTTTGTAATCTCCACGGTTAATTGTGGAGTGTAGAGATTGCCAAGCCGTCCTCGTCACGACATCATCAGTTTGCGGAAAGATCGTTGTTGCCATCAGCCAAGCAGCCTCCTTGCGTGTAAAAATGACCCTGCTTTAACCGTGGTATTTGAGGCATCGCTTACGTTCTGCGCCCATTCAAGCCCAACCGTACCCGTAACGTTTGTGGTTAGTACGCCCCTGACAATGATTTTGCTATTGCCGGTATTCTCCGGTGTACCTGTGTTCGCGAAGTTGATAACGTTGTTGTCGTGGTAGGTGTAAGAACTATTAAAGCCCTTTAGATCCCACTTGAAGTCACCGGCAGTAGAGACAATGTCCAATGCTATTATCACCTCGTAGACTTCACCTGTACCCGCAGTCCAGACAAGGGAATCGTCATCCTGAAGCGTTGTGCTTGACGTTACAGTCTCGTCAGCGGTTTTGATTTTCACAACGTTGTAATCATTGGCAATGTCCTTTTCGTGAGAAACGGCTGTGACACTTGACGCATCCGTTGTCGCTGTACCAAGAAAAAGAGAATCGGCAGGCTGCGTTGCGCTTGTGTTAACCGTAAACGTGCCATCGTCGTTTAGGTACACGTAATTAGTAGAGTTAGGAGATACCGCTTCTACTTGAGTACCGTCAGAGACTACCTGAAAGCCATTGACAAAACAAGTGCCGGGGTCTATGTCAACATTGAGACCAGTACCTGCTGACAAAGCGTATCCGCTCACCCGATATTCAGGAGCAACGGATACCGTCTTATTCGCCGAGGTCCACGCCGCCTCGGTAATCTGATCGCCTGCCTCTGGAAATACGGTAGTAGCCATTATGCGTCAGCAAAGGTTATAGTCCATGTTACGTTGATGCTCTTGGTGGCATCTTTGACAATAGCGGTTGCCAAGACGGAGCGGCAGAACATCGTGCCACCCGATGCCGCGTCAAACATTCCTAACTCGGCAATGGTGTTGCCGTTGGCTTCTGCCTTTGAGAAGAACGCCTTAAAGGTAGCAACTGCGCCTGTTGCGAAGTCTGTGACGATGGCGTTACGGTCCACCTCTGCTCCAAGCGCCGTGTCTGTTGTAGCCGCCGCCGTGTCATCTGTGCCGATGCCAATGTGAGACGGGAATGTTGTCGAGTCCTGCGCCCAGACAGCAGCAATACGAGCCACGCCATTGTTCGTGACAACGTTGTTCTGCTCGTATACGGTCGTGCCTTCGTCGGTAATGACCTCGACAGTCACCCGTCCGTGTGGTCGTATGTTATCCAACATGGAATCCATCAATGTATGTGTCTGTGCCATTGACTGTGTAGGCTCCTGTATAGGTGGTCCCGCTTGCGGCATCGGCTGCCGTTGCGTTGTCCTTCTCGCTGTTTAACAACCGAAGTACCTCATTGTCCCGCGAAACGAACTTCCTGTCTTGTCTGGTCTTTTGCTTCCAGAATGACCATCCGGCAACAGTCTGTGTGGCGGCAGCAGTAACGTCAAAAGATAACTGTCCATCATGTCGTAAAGATGCACCGATCTTTTCAATCAGGAAGTTTGCTTGTATCCCATGCTCGGGAAGGTCTATATATTGGGCTTGTCCGGCTTCGAGGTTAACTTGGTCGGTTGTATATCGGCAGGTAATACGTGGCTGCGAATACTGGTTAAGAATAGACTGCGCTTTCAATTCAGCAGCATCGGCATTGTCTACGTCTAAAGCATCGACAACGGACTGGTAGATTGCATAAGATGATGATTCAATAGCGGTTCTTGACACCACCTCCTCATCGTTAGTTGCAGACACAATGATAGGGTACTGTGCTTTATAAGTGATCTTGATCTTGTCAGTAGCGGAAAGAACGGTCTCATCAGGGTCTTGGATAACGAAGTTACCGCCTGTGTTGTAATACCATTGAGCCGGACTGCCAATGCCATCTATACCAACCGTTTGCGTTGTATAGCCGGAGCCAGTATCGACCTCGACGGTTGGCGGTTCTCCTATGTATGACCCCACAACAAAGGCTCTTTTGTTGCCATCGCCAAGTTGCACTTCTACGGTGTTCTCGGTGTTGACAGTCGTTCCTGCCCTGACGAATACTTGGTTACGGTATGAGCCTCGAACCGTCGAGAACTGTATTGATTTGTACGGTCTACTTGACCCTGTTATTGCAAAAGGAGCAGCGGCAGCATCGATAGATCGGAAGTTGAGTTTTTTGTCCTTGTCGATATTCCAAAAGAAACCGCTGATCTCTGCCAGTTCATCGAACGCAAGTTCGTGCGTCACGTAGTTCCACGGCATATAATCAATGTATGCCCCGTCATCAATATCGCCTTCTGTTACACCATAAGAAGCCAAACCGAGTGGACCTGTCAGTGTTGACCTTATCCATGCCCCGGCGGTTTCGTTTGCCGTTTCATCCGTTATGATAAGCCGACCGGCAAACTCAGAGAAATCAATGCAGCGATAGGTGAAGCGTATCGTCGTGGTCTCGCCAACAGTTATATCATCCTCTGTAATGCTTTCGACAGTCCCGCCCCAGTACACGGTACTCTGTGACAATTCAAGATTGCCACCTCCCGCAAGTTCAAGATTCCCACCGCCTGCCAGAGCAAGAGGAAAGCCTCCATCATCGTATACAAAGACATCCTCGCCCCAAGTGCATGATGGACTTGTACCTATTTCCTGAAAGGACAGGATGCCGCGCTGCGTTACGGCATCCTTATATCGGAAAGACTCCTTTACAA